GCAGCGACGGCTCGTTGACCGAGAAGATCAACATGGAGGCCAACGGGTTCGGGCTCGAGTGGGGTGTCGTGCTGGCCTACGTGTTGCAGGGCGGGGCGGCGGCGACCCCGAGCCTGGACTTCGGGGCGTCCTCGGCGTTCGGGTTGCAGGCGTACCTGCAGGTGCTGCTGTTCTCGGGGACGTCGGTGACCGCAACGATCCAGGAGTCCAGCGACAACGCTGTGGGTGACCCGTTCGCGAACGTGGTCGGCGGCGGGTTCGTGGCGGCCTCGGCGATCGGTGCGCAACGGATCGCCACCAGCAACACGCTCACGGTCGAGCGGTATCTGCGGGTCAACACCACGGGCACGTTCACCACCGCGCTGATCCTCGTGCACGTCATGCGCAACGAAATCGCCGGGGTGGTGTTCTGATGCGCGTCACGCCGCCGCCCCCGAACCGAGACAAGTTCCTGCGGGGCCGCCCCGAGGACATGCGCACGTTCATGATCCGGGCACCGCTAGAGACCCACTGGCGGCCGGCCACCTGCGCCGAGGTCGACTGCCCGCACTACCTGGGCGGCTGGGACTCGATCATCGACGAAACCGACCCCGACCTCGGTCAGGCCCAGGCCCACCACATCCGCCACGACTCCGGCCGCCGGTTCACCGAGGAACGCAACGCGGTCGGGCTGACCATCTTCCATTTCGAGCCGGGGCAAACCTGTTTCGACGCCGCCACGCACCGGACGCTCCTCGGCCGCCCCGAGCTGTTCATCGTCCGCGAGGGCGACTCCCGCGGCAACCCCCGCGGGACCCCCGCCCGCGTCCACCAGACCCCCGACAACTGGGTCGAAGAGTTCGCCCTCCACCAACAGCAACTATCCGACCTCAGAGAGAAGGGGTAGCCCCCATGGCCAAGCAGACCGGGATGGGTTGGACCACGTTCAGCGTTGACGACAGCGCCGGCGCGGTCCAGGTCATCAAGAACGACGTGACCGAGCTCGGGTTCGCGACCCCCCGCGGGGTCCAGGATGTGACCGGCATCGACAAGTCCGCGATCGAGCGGCTGTTGCTGCTGGCCGACTTCTCGGTCGATCCCAAGGGCGTGTTCAACACCGCGGCCACGTTCTCGCATGCCGTGTTCAAGACGGTGCCGTCGACGTCGGTGGCCCGCACGACGACGATCACGATCTCGGCGCAGACCCTCGCCCCCGAGGTGCTGTACACCGACTACAACCTCACCCGCTCCCAGGACGGCTCGTTCACGTGGGCCGCGCCCGGTGTCTTGGCTGACGGCACCGTCCCGACCTGGAGCTGACCCCGCACCATGACCGACCCCAACCCCTCCGCCGGCCACGTCGCCTACACCGGCCTCGGCCCCTCCGTCACGGCCGGCGGCGACGTCGAGGCCACCGTGCTCGACGGCAACCGGGCCCAGCAGCGCGCCGCGGTCAAGCCGTTCGTCCGGGCCCACCGCGTGTTCACGATCGACTTCGACGCCGACGACCTCGCCGGCTTCGAGGTCAAGGCCCGGTCGGTGTCCATCGGCCAGTTCCTCCACCTGATGAAGCTGGCCACCAGCCTCGACCCCGCCCGCACCACCAAGGACTTCTCCGACGAGGACATGGCCGCGGTCGAGACCATGTTCACGCTGTTCGCCGACGCCCTGGTGTCGTGGAACCTGCACGCCCCCGACCCCGACGGCGGCCCCCCGATCCCGGTGCCGGCCACCTACGAAGCGCTCATGGCCCAAGACCCCGACCTGATGTTCCACCTCATCGACGGATGGATGACCGCCGTCGGCGGAGTGGCCGCCCCTTTAGGAGCGACATCGAGTGCTGGCGCGCCGTCGCCGGCGGTACCCATCCCGATGGTCGCCCCGTCACCGAGCCCGCCGACCTGATCGAGGCGTCCCTCATCTGCAACCTGCTCGAACGGTTCTCCGGCTACCGGCTCGGCGACCTGCTCGAGGAGGATGCGGTGCTGGTCAAGTACGTGCAGATCGATGGCCTGGGCCGGCCTGACCCGCCGGAGGGGGGTGTGTAGCGGTGGATGACAACGAGGTCGAGATCAGGGTCACGATCCGGGACGACACCGCTACCGGCGCCGCCGAGGCGCGGGCCAAGGTGAAGAAACTCGGCAAGGATCTGGAGAAGGAGTCCGAGGGGTCGGGCACCCGGTCCGGGCACGGGTTCCTGTCCAAGTTCCGGGAGTCGCTGTCCGGTGGGGGCGGCGGCGGGGCGGGGGGGTTGGCGTCGAAGCTGATCGGCGCGATCTCCGGGTCGATGGCCCTGTCCGCGAAGACGTTGGCGACCGGGTTCTCGTTCCAGTTCACCGGCGCCGTCGCGGCCGGGTTGGCGTCGGGCGCAGCGAAGATGGCCCACGGTCTCGGCGCCCTCGCGGCGCTGCTCCCCGCGGCGGTGGCGACCGGGGTGCTGGCGCTCGGCACCTTGAAACTGGCGCTCTCCGGGGTCGGTGACTCCCTCAAGGCTGGGCTGTCCGGAGATACCGCGAAGTTCAACGAGTCGTTGAAGGGCATGGCTCCGGCGGCGAGGGACTTCGCCCGTGAGGTCGTTGGGATGCGCTCCCAGCTCGACGGGCTCAAGGCCACCGTGCAGCAGAACTTTTTCTCCGAGTTCTCCGGGCAGGTCTCAGCGCTGGGCAAGACCTACTTGCCGCAGCTGCGCACGACCATGGGCTCGGTCGCGACGTCGTTCGGTTTCGCGGCATCGAACGCCGCCGACTTCCTCAAGATGCCCAAGTCCGTGCTGGAGATCCGCTCCGCGCTGGGCAACATGGACGGTGCGGTCAACAACGTGACCTCGGGGCTCGGCGGGCTCCTCGCCGCGTTCCTGCCGCTCATCGCGGTCGGTTCCACGTTCCTGCCCCAGCTCACCTCCGGGTTCTCCGGGGCCACGGACCGGCTCGGCAAGTTCGTGTCGACCGCGGCGGAGACCGGCAAGCTCGCCGACTGGATCCAGTCCGGGCTCGACAAGCTGCAATCGCTGTGGCACACCGGCGAACGGCTGTGGGCGATCTTCAAGAACGTGGTCGCGGTGTTCCGGATGCTGGGCGGGTTCTCCGGGATCTTCGACGCGTTGGGCCTCAAGTCGGGGGGGCTGCTCGACCAGCTCGAGGAGCTGACCGGCAAGGCCCGCGAGTTCTTTTCGACCAGCAAGGGCGGCCAGGCTCTCGCCGACACCATCGTTACGGTCCGTAACCTGCTCAACGCGGCGATGGGCATGTTCGCGAAGCTGGCGTTGATCCTGGCCCCGTTCCTGCCGCAGATCGCCGAGTTCGCGACCGCGGTCGAGAACCTGCTCAGCGCCATCGTCGACGCCGCAGCCCCGGTGGTCGAGCTGTTCCTGCGCTACATCCTCCCGGCCCTCACCGCGCTGGTGAACTACATCACCCAGAACACCCCCCTGCTGCAGGGCATCCTCATCGCCCTGTTCACGCTGTGGGCCATCAACGCCGGGATCGCAGCGGTGGCGACCATCGCGGCGACGTGGCCGCTGATCCTCCTCGGGGTCGCGATCGCCGGGCTCGCGGCGCTGGTCATCATCCATTTCGACACGATCAAACGTTGGATCTCCAACGTGTTCAACTGGGTGCGGGACAACTGGCCGACCCTCCTCATGATCCTCACCGGCCCCTTCGGGCTCGCGTACGCGCTGATCACAGGCCGGCTCGACGGGCTCGTCGGGTTCGTGAAGAAACTCCCCGGCCGGATCGCGTCGGCGGTGTCCGGCATGTGGAACGTGCTGACCACCGGGCTCGGCAACGTCATCGGACGGGCCCGTGAACAGATCCAGGTGCTGCTCGACCTGTGGAACAAGATCCCGGGCCACACCGACGTCAACATCGACCGGGGCAAATCCGGGTTCGCGGTCTACCACCCACCGACCTCGCACGCCGGGGTGAGGGCCATGGCATCGGGTGGCATCGGCGGCGGCCTCACCGAACTAGCGGAGCGTGGCCGCGAGCTCATGAAGATCCCCGGCGGCGGACCCCACGGCACCATGGTCCAGGTCCCGCACGGCTCGACCGTCTACCCGTCCGGGACCTCCGACCGCATGCTCGCCG